CCCCAAGGGCTGTCACCAGTGCGCTCACCCACCCTCCACCTTACCCTGTACCCCCCTACCTGTAGAAAACAAGGAATTACAGTGGACGATTTTGATTTGAGTGAGTGGATTAATAGTGATGTTGCTATAGCAGCTGAAGTAATACCCTCGGTGGCAGCAACACTGGCACTTACTTCTAATGAAGTACGGATTCTTAACTACTGTGAGCAAGTCTTTTGGGAGTCGGGTTTACTACCCACCCCAGAGAAGTGTATTGAAGACCTACACTGTAGTCGGTCCGCCGTAAACGGAGCTTTTAGTAACGAGACTTTTAGAGCACAACTAGCTGCTAGAGGTATTGACCCTGAAGGACTCACAACTGTAGGGAAGTTAATTCAGGAGTCAAAAGCTCTAACAGCTAAGCAGATTGTTGTAGCAAACATGATGCTGAACTTGCACGACAAAAGGTCGGAACGCGAAAAACTTGCGTTGGTCCAAGTTAGTTCACAACAGTACCACGCCTGGCTTCGTCAGCCCGCTTTCGTTGAATTCCTCCGTAAACGAGGTGAAGCTCTTTTCAGTTCTAGTGACTTCCTTGCTTACAAGTCGTTGGTCAATAACGTCAAAGCGGGAGACAACAAGGCTTTAGAAATCTTCTTCCAAATGCGGGGAATCTGGAACCCCAGGTTAAACATCGACGTTAACATTGACGTAGTGATTACTAGAGTCTTGGAAGTAATTGCACGACACGTCCCTGCTGCTACTCTCTCTTTGATTGCGAATGAACTGGACAGTGTTGTTGAAGGGGAAGCGGTATGATGAACTTACCAGAGATAGTAAAGTCAGTAGAAGTGCCTTGGTTTTCAGAGCCCCCTGAAGCTACATTAAGGTGGGACGGAAATAGAGGTTACTTACACTTTACTGACCCGAAAGGAAACCACGCTGCTGTACCTGTTACTAAAGACGAGACTGTAGGGAACTCTTTTGGTCACGTTTGGCACATTAGTATTGAAGACAGTACAGCTACAGTGAGTCCGAGCATTCACTACGTTGGAGATTGGCACTCCCCAAATCCTGTAGTGTTTAAGTTAGTGGATAAAGGAGATTAGGTAATGCCGTTGCCGCCGCAGTTTAAGAAAGCAGCCAAGAGAAAACTAGACAAGAAACACTCGATGTTGAAGGAAGGTAGTGCAGCAGAGGAAAAGACTGAGAGTCCTCCGTTTGAGAAGAAGGAAGACGCGAAGTGAATCAAGGTATAGTTTGGACTGTAGTAGGTATTCTGGGTATTATTGCATTGTTAATTTACATTATTCCTCACCTTTCGAGGTAGAACATATGAGCACAAGAGCGATTATTTTAAACGGAGCTTCTTTGTCGGGAGAAGTTGACTTACGTAAACAGCGGTTAATTGGGGTTCAGTTCCCTGCTGCTTGGACTGCTGCTGACTTGTCTTTTCAAGTAGCAGACGTATCAGGTGGGACTTTTGGGGAAACATTTATTGATCCTGGTACTGGAGTTGGGGCAGCTTTACTTCTGGATGCAGCAGCTAGTCAGGTTTCTTTTTTTAACACAACTCGTTTAATTGGAAATTGTTTTGTGAAAGTCCGTTCGGGTCCGTCAGGCGCTCCTGTTAACCAGGGCGGTGACAGGGCCCTTATTCTTTTAACGGAATCAATGTAAGGGCTGTGGGATTAAATAGTGGTTACCAAAATTAGAGACGGTAAAGTATTATTAGAGCCTAAGACTCCTATAGATTTGGAGTCGGGGGCTGTACTTTGCCAACTTTATTGTTGGGATACTAATACTTTAGATTGGGTTCCATATCAACAACCCGGAGCTTTTGGTGGTGGCGGAGCAGATCCTATAGGAATTAAAGACGGAGCAGTTTCTACTCAGAAATTAGCAGTAGACGCTACAGGTAAAATTGGGGTTAATAACTTTCCCTCTGGTTTTCTTGTTAGCGAGGCTAAACGTGCTACATATTCATCTTGTGTTTTAAACTTAGCGCCTGCTGCGTTGGCTACAGATGTTTTTGTAGTCGTAGGCTCAGCTACAAAGGTTATAGCTATTACACGTTTAATTATTAATGGAATTCAGACGACTGCGGGATCTGTGTCCTTTCAATTACTTAAACGTAGTGCAGATGATACTGCTGGTACTTCAACTGCTCTTGCTAAGGTTCCGCATGATTCAAACGATGCTGCTGCTACTGCTGTAGTTCGTGCATACACAGCAAACCCCACTGGTGTAGGAGCTTTAGTAGGGGCTATTAGAACAAGTAACATTTTTTTGCCTGGAGCTGCTACGGCAGTAGATGTTCAAGGCCAGATTTTTGAGTTTGCTAATGAAGATAGAGAGGGTATTATCCTTAGAGGAGTTACCCAGATTTTTGCAGTAAATCTTAATGGAGTCACGGTTGTGGGTGGTTCTCTTAATGTCAGCATTGAGTGGCTGGAATACTGATGCCTCCGAAGAATCAGCAAAGAACAACACAAAGTGTCATCTCAAGACTTGCAGAAGGACTGCGTGTCCAAGCTATCAGACCGAATATTTTGGGATACGAGCCTCATGAGAAGCAAATTAGTTTTCACAGTTCAGCTGCCAGAAAACGCCTCCTTCTCGGAGGCAACAGAAGTGGTAAAACAGTTGGAGGAGCTTCCGAATCAATATGGTGGCTCACAGGACAGCATCCGTATTTGTCAACACCAAAACCGCCTGTACGTGGACGTTGTGTGTCTGTTGACTTCATTAATGGAGTTGAAAAAATTGTCAAGCCTGAAGTTGCTCGATGGATGCCAGCTAGTGCATTACTCGGAAATTCTTGGGATAAAGCATTTAATAAAGAACTTCGAGTCTTAACATTAAACAATGGATCAACACTTGAATTCATGTCAATGGATCAAGACGTCGATAAATTTGCAGGAACTTCTCGTCATTTTATCTGGTTTGATGAAGAACCTCCCCGTGACGTGTACGTTGAGTGTCTCCAAAGATTGCTTGATACTAGCGGCTCATTTTGGATTACGATGACTCCTATAGATGGAATGTCTAGTTGGATTTATGATGACTTATATTTAAAATCAAAAGAAGATCCCGATGTTCATGTGGTAGAGGTTCAGATGGAAGACAACCCATATCTGAACTGGGGGGATGCGAATGTCCTTCTTTCGGGTCTTACAGATGAAGAACTTGAGGCCCGTAAAAAGGGTAAGTTCGTACAGATTGGTGGGCTCATTTATAAAATGTGGGATGTTAATAAGCATGTTATTGATCCTGTAGAGATTCCTGATAATTGGTTGCATGTTGCAGCTATGGATCATGGATTCAATAACCCTACAGCGTGGATATGGGCAGCGATTGGGCCAGATGGTCAGTGTATTATTTATGATGAATATTACAAGTCTGGTGAAATTATTAGAACTCACGCGGAGAAGGTGCATGAATTTGATGCCCGTCATAAGCGCACCCCAGACTACTATGTGGGAGATCCGTCAATCCGAAATGTTGATCCGATTACAGGCACATCTGTTCTTATTGAATACATGGATTACGGGATACCCATTGTGCTTGGCAACAATGACCAAAAAGCCGGAATTAATCGAGTTGCTCGATACCTCACTGGAGTTAACGGAACACCTCAGTTACTTATTACAAAAGACTGTCACAACCTCATCAGAGAAATTGGAAGATTAAGGTGGGCTCACTGGGCTAATCGTAAATCAAGGCAGGATAAAAATGCCAAAGAGGAGCAGCATAAAAAAGACGACCACGCAGCAGATGCACTTCGATACCTCATCTCAAGTAGGCCGGAGTTTGACTCCGGAACAGATGTACCGAAGGCAGTTATTAATAAAAGAGGCGCATCGGAAGCAGTTAAATCGGAGAGATATGATGATGAGCTTACCTCTGTAGGGAAAAATAAAAATTATGACGATCACTTAGGAGACGATTATTAAATGGGATACAAAATTAGTGTAAATGGTGAGCAGGTTTGGGAGTCTGAATCAGAAGCCATGGCTGTAGATAAAGTTAGTATTCATAACTCTCGGGGAGAGGTTGCTGTTGTTGGTTCTTCTACTAACGATAGTTGGTTGAAGATTGAAGTGAATGAACGAGGTATTGGTCTTGAGACTTATTTGGATGTTAATGATGCTGAGACTCTCAAGGCTCGCCAAGAGAAGTACGATGCCAAACCTGATAAATCTCGTGAGGGGTATGTCGAAGCCGATCCTGAAACTGGCCTTCCTGTAGAGAAGGTAGAAGAAACTTCGGTTAAGACTACAAAGAAGGCAGCTGCAACGGAGGAGTTGGTTTAACAATGGAACTTGTGTATACACCTGTAGCATTACCTGGCTGCTGTTTTATCTGTATGGCAGCTACACGAGACAGCTATATTGATACAGGTGTAACTCGTGACTATGATGGTGCGTATTATATTTGTAATCTCTGTTGTCATGAGATTGCAGAGAAGTACGGTTACTTATCGATGGATGAGTATAAGGATCTTCGGAAAGCAAAAGAAGATTTGGAACGTATTAATTATGAATTAATTAAGAGGGTGGGGGGGCTTGAAGAATCCTTACATGCTTTGGCTAACGCTGGGTATCGCACTAATGATGATGGTACTGTTGTCATCAGTGGTGGTTATCTTCCTGAAGTTGTGGAATCAGGAGCACAAAAGTCATTTAGCAGAGAGGCATCAGTGGGAGTTGGAGAGGGAGAGATTACTGAACAGAGCGATGACGAAGGAGTGGGAAAGTTACACTCAGATGAATCAAGCTCTGACAACTTCGCCCTCGAATTTTGATGAAAGTCGTGGAATGAGATTGGTGAAACTCTAGTAGATTACTCAGAAGAATTAAAGGAACTGGGAATCGAGTCTTAAATGGTTATAAGTACGAAAGAGTTAGTTCAACAAAAACTCAGTGATAGTGCTGAGAATGAACTAATTACTTATTGTAACAAAGCATTTAATATAGCTCGTACTGGACGCTTTTCTTTCGAGCGTCAATGGTATTTAAACATGGCGTTCTATTTTGGGAGGCAATATGCACAGTGGGTTACGTCAGCTTTAGATAACACACCTTATATTACTGAGGCTAGTTATTCTAAGTTGTATGAACCTGCTGTGCCTCCTTGGCGTGTTCGCTTGATATGTAATAAAATACGACCCATAATCCGTGGGGAGTTAGCAAAAGTCACCAAAGAGAAGCCAAGGGGGTTTATTCTTCCTGCTTCTACAGATGATGATGATTTAGCTGGTGCTCGTGCTGGGGAGTCTATTCATGAGTTTCTTTGGAACGACATAAAGATGAATAAAATGGTTCGCCGTTCCGTATTTTGGATGCTTCTTTGTGGAACGGCGTACATTAAAGATTGGTATGAACCCAATACTCCTGATTCTGGTGGAATTAAGGGTAAGATTTGTGCTGAACCTGTGACAGCATTTCATCTTTGTATTCCTGACTTACAGGAAGAAGAACTAGAGAACCAGCCGTATGTGATTCATAGTATGGCAAAGGATGCAGATTGGGTTAAACAAAATTATGGTAAAGATGTAAAGCCTGACAGTTCTGCTACTTCTGGAATTCTTGAGCAAAAATTTATGGTGGCTCTTGGGGTGCAGTCACAAACTTCTACGAAGCGATATGTTTCAGTTCGGGAAGCGTGGATTAAGCCGAATGCTAAGTATAAAGATGGGCTATTTGTAGTGTGGGCTGGTAATACTTTATTGTATTCAAATGAGGGGTGGCCTTACGCCCACAAAGAATACCCCTTTACAAAGTTTGACCACATACCTACAGGGAGATTCTATGGTGAATCTAGCATCGTGGACTTGCTCCCTTTGCAAAAAGAGTATAACCGTACTCGATCGCAAATCATTGAAGCTAAGAACAGAATGTCAAAGCCACAACTCGTGGCTGCTCGTGGTTCTATTGACGCTAACAAAGTCACTTCTGAACCTGGCCTTATTATCTTCTATCAGCCTGGATTTCCTAAACCAGAGGGTCTCCCATTACAAAACCTCCCTAGCTACGTTGTAGATGAGATTCAACGCATCCAGGTAGATATGAATGACATCGCATCGCAGCATGAAATTTCTAAAGGACAAACGCCCCCTGGAGTTTCGGCTGCTACAGCAATTTCGTTCTTGCAAGAGCAGGACGATTCAAAACTTTCTACAACTATTGCTTCACTTGAGGAGGGTGTAGAAAGACTTGGTCGTCATTTCTTGAGTCACGTTCATCAATTTTGGTCTGCTGAACGTACTATTCGAGTTACTGGATTGAATGGGCAATTTGAGGCTTATCAATTCAGTAAGTCTAGCTTAAATGGGAATATAGATTTTAAGATTGAAGCCGGCTCTGCTGCTCCTGTATCTAGAGCAGCGAAGCAGGCTTTTATTATGGAATTAATGAAGGCTGGCTATATTCCCCCTGACCGTGGCCTTAAGTATCTGGATATGGCTGAAGTTGGAAAACTGTATCAAGAAATGCAGCTTGCTAATCGTCAGGCTCAGCGAGAAAATCTCAAGCTTTGTGCTGGTGAGCAATTTGGCGCTAACAATTATGATAAGCATGATGTTCATATTCCTGAGCATGACAACTACAGGATGACTGAAGCTTTTGAAAGTCAAAGTGATGAAGTAAAGACTTCGTTTGAGGATCATGTAAATAGCCACAAGCAATTAAAGGCTCAGGCTATGGGAGTTCAGTTACCTCCTGGTGATCCTCGGTTGAATAACCCTGAAGCAGCAATGCAGCAACAGCCAGGAATGCCCCCTGCTAATGGTGCTGGTCCTCCTGTAGATGGAACTACTCAAGGAGAACCGGGAGCGCCCCCGGGAGGTGAAGGTGCCGTTTAAGTCAGAGTCTCAGAGACGTTTTATGTGGATGAAACATCCTGAGATTGCGAAAAAATGGGCGCATGGAAAGCACAGTTCTGGTAAACCTTTTCAAGCGGCCGCACAACGGAGGTTGAAGCGTGGTTAGAGCACAGATAGGCAATGAAATTGGTGTAACTGCTGTAGATAAACCAGATGAAACTCTTATTGGAACTGTTGTAGCTGATGGAGCTAACAGTTTCACAGTATCTGCTGCTGATTTTCGTAATTTTCGTGTTGGTATGGTCGTTGACATTGTAACTAAAACAACTGGTGCTACGGGTGCCGGTGCTCTTGGTAGAACAATTACTGCGCTAGACTCTGCAACTAACACAGTCACTTATTCTGGTGCTGACTTAACGCTTACTACTGCATTTGGTGCTTATCTTGCTGGTCAATGGGAATTGGCTGCTCCAGCTTCCGGTACTGCTGGAACTGTTAATGACCCTTATGCTAATTTGAATGGAGGAATATCTCCTTACGCTGGTTTTAATGCTGCGGGTAACTTTACATCTATTCAGGCAATGCGGGACCGCCTTAAAGCTATTTCAGCTACGACGTATTCTGACGCTGAGATGGATAAGATGACTT